GACCGGGCACCGGCGCCCTCTCCGTTGATGCTGTACAGATTCGACGTCTGACGCGGGAAGACTTCCGCGATGATACTCAGATTCTTGTGGTTATACAACAGTCGGGCTCAACCAACAACGCAACTACTGCGTTGGATGCTTGTGATAGAGCTTCGTGGTCCATTACAGATGACTTTGCTGCGAGCAATGCTCTTGGTTCTGTTGTCGGTCAATCCGAGTGGGGCTTGGAGAACGAGCCGAACATTCCGGAAATCGACATCAAGGTCGATTCCGTGGCTGTCACGGCTATCACCAAGAAGCTCAAGGCCAAGTGGACTCCGGAATTGGGACAAGATCTCAACGCCTACCACAACCTTGATGCGGAGGTTGAACTCACGCAAATTCTCTCTGAGCAAATTGCTCTTGAGATTGACCGTGAGATCCTTGAAGACCTTGTTCGCGGTGCAACCGCCGGTATTCGTTACTGGTCACGCGCAGCGGGTCGGTTCTTGAACCGCGAGACTGGTGCAGAGATTGGCGCGAGTACCACCCCTGACTTCACCGGTAACGTGTCTGAGTGGTATGAGACCCTCATTGAGACCATCAATGATGTTTCTGCTCAGATTCACCGCAAGACCCTTCGTGGCGCGGCTAACTTCTGCGTTGTTTCGCCTGAAGTTGCCAATATCCTTGAGTTCACTGCTGGCTTCCGAGCCAACGTGACTGCGGATAGCGACAAGGGTGATGCCGGCGCTGTTAAGGTTGGTTCGCTTTCCAAGAAGTTCGACATTATTGTCGATCCTTACTTCCCTCGCCAGTTGATCCTTGTGGGTCGACGTGGAAGTTCCTTCCTAGAAAGTGGATATGTATACGCACCTTATGTGCCGCTACAGACCACGCCGACTATCTTCGGTGTTGAGGACTTCGTGCCCCGTAAGGGCGTGATGACCAGATACGCCAAGAAGATGGTTCGTCCTGATATGTATGGACTGGTTGTCGTTCGCGACCTAGTTTAAACATAACTGACGTAAGGTCAAAATAGTTAAAGCCCCGTCTCTTTTGAGGCGGGGCTTTCTATTTAGTAGTGAACCAATAGAGGTATATTTATGGCCATCCCCACTTTAAGCCCCGCATCAACAACAAATTCTAATGTATTGCCGGCCACTGGAACAGTAGGAAGTGTGGCAGCCACGCTGCCTTTTGGGATGTATGCCTCCTCAACATCTTTTCTCTCGGGTGCCGCCGATCAGGTTGCTTATACATACAAGAAGTTGGGTGGTGATATTTTAGATATTGAATTGGCGGAAGGAAGTGTTTATTCTGTCTATGAAGAAGCGGTTCTAGAATATTCTTATTTGGTTAATTTACATCAAAGCAAGAACTCCCTTTCAAGTCTTCTGGGCGCCACCACAGCATCCTTCGATCAAGACGGGCAGATTGCGGAGGGGGAGACTCTTTCGGGGTCAAACATAGAATTAAGTTATCCAAGATTTGATTATGGGTATGTTAGAAGGGTAGCAGAGAATATAGCCACAGAAGGTGGTTTTGGAGGGTTGACCCCCATTTATTCTGCGTCGGTGGATATGGTCGTTAATCAGCAAGACTATGATTTACAAACAGCTATATCGTCTTCGTCAGCTAATGATAGTAGTGTAGATTATTTCGGCCAAGTGGGAAATAAAAGAGTTATTATTCGCAAGGTATTTTTTAAAACGCCAAGAGCAATGTGGAGATTTTATGGATACTACGGTGGTTTTTCAGTGGTTGGAAATTTACGAACCTATGGGCAGTTTGCTGATGACTCAACATTTGAAATAGTGCCTACTTGGCAAAATAAGTTACAAGCAATGGCCTACGAAGACGCCCTCTGGACAAGAGTATCCCACTATTCCTATGAGATACGCGACAACAATCTGAGGATATACCCATCACCGGACGCTACAAGCCCAGACAAGTATTGGGTTCAGTTCTCAATTGATAAACAGTTCGATCCGTGGGCCGAGACTGGCCGCGGAACCCAAGGGGTTGACGGGATTAACAACCTGAATACGTTACCATTCCAAAATATACCTTATGAGAATATTAACTCAATCGGCAAACAGTGGATTCGTCGGTTTGCATTAGCATTGGCGAAAGAGGTATTAGGACAAGTTCGCGGAAAGTTCGCAACTGTCCCAATTCCAGGAGAAAGCGTAACTTTGAACGCGTCGGCACTACTTAGCGAAGCTGCTGCCGAGAAAGAAATGTTAAGAACAGAACTTAAGACCATACTAGATGAGATTACTTACGATAAGCTTGCCGCCACAGATTCGGGCTTGCAAGATTCCACAGCGAAAGTCCTTCAAAACGTGCCCGGCGGCATTTATGTGGGGTAATTGAGTGTCTGATCCCAACAACAAATGGACACAGCCTGCTGCGCCCCCGCCTCCTATGTTCCTTGGCAAAAAGGAACGCGATCTTGTTAAACAGGTTAATGATGAATTAGCCGAAAGAGTTGTCGGCCAAACAGTAGCCTATTATCCAGTGAGTTTGAAAGATTCAGACTTTCATTCAATATATGGGGAAGCAATTGATAAGGTTACATTGCCGCCTGTTCGTGTATATGCGTATGTTGTCGTAGAAAACGAGCAAACGAACGAACGGTATGGCTATGAGTATCAAAGTAAATTAACGGTTAATTTTCACCGAAAGAGATTGACCGAAGATCAGGATTTATATGTGAGAGTAGGTGATTTCATACAATATGGCACTTTATTTTATGAAATTGTTCGTACTTATAATGATACTCGCTACTACTTTGGACAGGTAGACCACAAATTCCAAATAAGTGCCGAATGTGTGAGAGCAAGAGAGGGGACGTTCCGTGTCAAGGAGTAAAAGAACAGAAAAACAAATACGCAACACGCGTGCGCAGCGCTATGACTATATCGGTGATAAAAATGTTGCCGACAAACTACAAGAAATAGAATTTATGCCCTCATCGCTTGAAACGATTGATGGAGCAATGTTAAACTTTGTTGATGAAGACTTGAATATGTCAATTCAAACCAATAACGGGTTCAAGAAGGTTCCAGTCCTGTGGGTTACTGCGGAAAGAGCATATCAGTTAAAGCACAATAAGGATTTGAGAGATAAAGAAGAAACTTTAATCTTGCCACTCATCACAGTCAATCGTTCTAGTGTTACAAAAGAACAAAACTTCAGAGGAGACGTATTCGCAAACCTTTATCCTGTTGATGACTCAAAAGGGGGCACAATTACGATAGCGAGAAATATGAACCCCAAAAAGACAGCCGAATTTCAAAATGCGTACGCAAAAAGAAAGTATGGTGCTAATGGGACTGTTGCTTCAAAGAATTTTAACACAAATAAAAGGAACATGTCGACACAAAGAGTTGTCTATGAAACTGTAACTATCCCGTTACCTGTCTGGGTAAAGGTAATTTATGAAATAACCGTCCGAGCCGAGTATCAACAACAGTTAAATGAACTTGTAAGTCCGTTTTTGACGATTAGCGGCAACTCACGGATGCCAAAAAGGATCACAAACGAAGGGCACTTCTATGAAGTCTTTATTGAGGGTGGTTTTGCTAACGGCGCCAACAAAGCCAACCTCGGAATGGCCCAGAGAAACTACGAAACTACCATCAATATTGAAGTGTTGGGATATCTAATTGGAGAAGGTGATAACCAAGAAAGGCCCAAGGTTGTCAGGCGTGAAAACGCAGTAGAATTTAAGTTATCCAGAGAAAGAACGATCTTTGGAGATATACCAGACAATATTAAGGATGGTTTTTATAGAGAATAATACGATTGCCAGGGCTTGGCACTATTTACTTTTGAATATTTCGTCGCAAGGAGAACTAGCGAATGTCAGTTAAGAATTACAGATTTGTATCCCCGGGAGTGTTTGTTAACGAAATAGATAACTCACAGCTTCCGGCTTCGCCAGCAGGAATCGGCCCCGTTGTAATCGGTCGAGCAGAAAAAGGTCCTGCACTACGCCCCGTAACCGTAGACTCATTTTCAGAGTTTGTTAACGTTTTCGGAACGCCAGCCCCCGGTGGAGCCGGCGATGATGTGTGGCGTCAAGGAACCGACAAATCGGCCGCAACGTATGGTATGTATGCCGCCCAGGCATATCTTCGCAATAGTTCTCCCCTAACTTACATTCGTTTGCTTGGAGCAGACAAAGATGCCGTCGCCCTGGCTGGCCAAGGCGGCTGGAGTATGACAGATGCGTATGGTTTGATTGTCTTTGAATCGGGCTCCGGAGCAACCACGACAGGCAGCTTGGCTGCCGTATTCTATGGCGACAGCGGCGTCGGATTCAAGATGTCCGGAAGTCTTGTTTCTGCTTCGGCCACTGCCATTAGCACCACTTCTACCAATGTCACGGGAACCGGAGTTGTAGTCCAGGAACTAAATAGTGTGAACTACCAGTTCAAGATGATTATCACGAATTACGATGGTTCGTCTGATCTCACAACCACATTTAACTTTAATGATAATGATTCAAGATATATCCGTAAGGTATTTAATACTAACCCGCAGCTTACTAATAGTGGCGTTACTGATAGTTCTAATGTAGTTAATTATTTCTTGGGCGAGACATTCGATCGCCACCTGAAATCTAATATTACTAAAGATATTACGATGGCCTCGATCGTTAGGCTCTACGGCACCGCCGCGCTAAGTGGCTCTGCTTTTAGGGGCGGTCTCCAATCGGCTCGAAGCCCGGCAGTTATTAGTTGTAACTTGGGAGATGGTGCAAAGAGCTTGTTCACAGTTCACGCCCTGAATGAGCCGGGCGATTGGACAAACCGCAACATTAAGGTTTCAATTCAAGACATCAAACGCTCTACCAACGACTCAACCGATTACGGCACATTTACTGTTGTGGTTCGTCACTTGGGCGACAGCGATAATGTTGTTAAGGTGGTTGAACAATTTAATAATTGCGATTTGAACCCCGATTCAACCAACTACGTTGCCCGGAAGATTGGTAACAAGTATACTTCTTGGACAGAATCAGAAAGGCGTTACCGAGAATATGGCGACTGGCCCAACAACTCCAGTTATATCCGACTTGAAATGAATTCTGATGTTGACGCGGGGCTTACAAACCCCACACTGTTGCCTTTTGGTTTTAACGGAATCGTTAAATACGATGATGAGGAAGCCGCTGCCCTTGCAACAAGTGGTAACTGGCTTACGGGCTCTGTTCCAACCTTGCCTGCGGCTGTTGATGTTCAATCCGTGGGGCTCTTCGTATTTAGTGGGTCCGCAGGCGCCACGGCCAAAGTCCTTTACCCAGCACCAGAACTGCGCGTTTCTGCTTCTGATGGAAATCTAAGCAACCCAACGGATGCCTACTTTGGCTTACAGACCACGAAGACAACGGGGGGCACTGTATTTGACCGCTCTACCATTGATATGCTTCGTCCCCGCGGCGGCATCGTCGGAAATATGTTCGCCGGCGCCTCCTCTGGTGTGAGAGAACTATCAACAACCTTCTCGCTTGATGACGTATCTGGTTCGGGCGTCTGGCTACAAAGCGCCTATTCTGATGGCACGTCATTGACGGCTGTTAATGGTGCTGTGAGTGGCGTCCTTGACCAAGGCTATGATCGATTCACAGTCCCGCTTTACGGCGGATTTGACGGGGTCGATATTAAGGAGATGGATGCGTTCGCGAACAGGAACATCGCTTCAACTGCTACCGACACTAATAGTTATGAATTCTTCTCAATTCGTAGAGCAATTGACTCGGTAGCCGACCCGGAGGTCGTCCAGATGAACATGGCTGCCATTCCGGCCCTTACCCAAGAAGGTTTGACCACCAACTTGGTCCGCGTCTGTGAAGACCGTGCCGATGCCCTGGCTGTTATTGATTTGCCGGACGCCTTCCAACCAAGAGAAGAAAGCACTAGTGTTAATCGATTGAACTTGTCTTCAACGATTACCACACTGGTCAATGCGCTACGTTCCAGAGGACTGAACTCCTCCTACGGTTGCGCTTACTACCCCTGGGTTCGTGCACGAGACACCATCAACGGTTCTTTTATCTGGTTACCGCCGTCTGTTGCGGCTCTGGGAACTTTCTCAAGCTCGCAGCGTAAGACGCAAGTTTGGTTTGCCCCCGCAGGATTCAATCGCGGCGGCCTCACCGAGGGTTCAGCAGGAATCCCGGTTGTGGATGTGGCCCACCAATTGCGACGAGTCGACCGCGATGACCTGTATGCCGCGAACATCAACCCGATTGCGAAGTTCCCGGCTGAAGGAATTGTAATCTTCGGCCAGAAGACACTTCAGGTCACGCCGTCTGCCTTGGACCGCATTAACGTGCGCCGGCTGATGATCTTCGTCAAGAAGCGCATCTCGCAGATTGCGGCGGGGATTCTATTTGAGCCCAACGTCCACCAGACTTGGTTAAGGTTTAAGGCACAGGTTGATCCCTTCTTGGCGAACGTCAAGACCAACTTCGGCCTTACTGATTACAAGGTCGTATTGGACGAGACCACGACAACGCCCGAACTGATCGATAGAAACATCTTGTATGCCAAGATCTTCTTGAAGCCCGCAAGAGCAATAGAATACATTGCCGTCGATTTCAACATTACAAGAACGGGAGCCTCGTTCGATGATTAAAAATCAATCAAGGTGTGAGCGGTTTTCAAATTGCTCACTACTTAAGTTAGGACACAGGAGAATTAACTAATGCCATTTTGGACAAGCGCTTTATCAGAACCAAGAAGACAACATCGCTTTTTGCTTACTCTTCCCAATTTGGTTTCATCAGATGGAGAATATTCATATCAGCAGTACCTTGCTAAGACGGTAACAAAGCCGTCATACAGTGTTACTGAAACTCCCCACAAGTTTTTGGGGAACACCTACTACTATCCTGGCACCGTTGAATGGCAGACAATTGACGCAACAATCGTTAATGCCGTAAACCCAGACGGAAACAAGATTCTATATGATGCTCTTATTCAGTCAGGCTATTTGAAACCAGACGTTCAAGAAGACGTTTTCTTTAATACGGCCCAGGCTCCTGGCACCGTTAACAAGGCTGACTCAGTCGGCGCTCTTGGCAATGTGGTTATTGAAGAACTAAGCGGCCAAGGTGGCCTAATCGGCACCTGGGTTTTAAAGAACGCTTTCCTTACCAAGGCCACTTTCGGCAATCTTGACTACGCCGGCGACGATATACTTAACATTGAGATGACAATGAGGTATGATTGGGCTGAATATGAAGTAGGTCCCGCCGTTGCTGCAGCTGCTGAGGCCTAGGAAAGAAGGTGATATGTGTCTAGAAGAAATAATCTAGAGCGGACAGGCGCCCCGCAACCAGACGCGCCCACCCCGCCAATCCAACAAACAAACGATTTATTTTCATTTGTAACGCCTACGGAGTTTGTGATTCTTCCGAGCGCTGGCGCTCTATATCCTGAAGGCCACCC